AACGATCCGCGTCCATTCGCCATATACACACGCAGGAAATTGACGCCTTCGTGATCAACCATTTTATCCATTTCAGTAATATAATTGGTGTTCAGCCAGAACTCATTATTCGTGCCGTGCTCCTTAACCAAAATAATCATTCGACACTGCCCTCCGCCGGAATCGATTTCACTGGTTCTCCGGCCCCCAGATTAAGCTGATGATGTGCGCCAGTCCGAGAATCGGAATAGAAAGAATAACCAATATAACCCAGCAGAGCCGCTCCAATTGCGCCAGCAACCACGTTGCGAATCTTCCGCGCTTTTCTCCGTTCTTCTTCTCTTTTAATACGTTCCTGACGTTCATATGCTTCGCGTTCCTTTCTTTCTGCTCTTTCAATCTGCTCCTGTTCCCGTTGGAATGCACGCTTGCGTTCTTCTTCCTCAAACTGATACTTGATCCGCAGCTCTTCCAGATCGCATTCGTCTTTCGTCAATGCCCGATTGTCCGGAAAATGCTTGTGGATGTGCGTCTCCGGTTTCTCGTGGATTACCACCGGCTTCGGCTGCTCCTTCGCCTCGCCAACGTGTACCTCAACCGTCTGCTGGTGCTGCTGGTTATTCGTGTCTCCGCCACGATTGGAATATGACTGCTTTTCCTTCTTCTGTTTCTTGTCGCCTTCCGTCAGATTCGCAGTCGTTTTGCTAACGTTCGCAATTGCGTCCAGCGCCTTGTTGATGGTCTCGCCATTAATCTTCATTTCCATTGCTTTTTTCATTGCCTCCTTATATTGCTTTCGCATTTTTATAAATGTAGTATTCCTCCCGGCTATTCAGAAAATCCTTATACTGCCGGAAACATTCAGGGCATAGTACAACCTGTTCATTCGGTTTTCTGCCCTTTAAAAATCGTCCTTCGCAGATCAGCGTGTAAAACGGATGATATAGCCCGATCGGCTCTTTGCAGATATCACACTGCTTCGGAAGCGTTTTCATTGATTAAGCCCTCCGGAATATCGTCTCCGTCTGTATCTCCGCCCTGAATTCTGGCATCCGGTGTGTCCTCTTCATCCAGAATTTTCTGCAAATCGTCCAGTTGCAGCCAGTTCACCAGCCCGGCGTCGTTGCACAATATGCACAGTCTCCGCCACTTCCGGAATGCATTGGTCAGAATATTGCTTACGAATCCGATGTCCGCCAGCTTCTCCCTGGAAATCGTCATGGCATCCTGTCCGAGCTTCATGGTGATCTGTCCAAAAATCTCTCTACGGAAACTATCCAGCATCTGCATCTTGATCTTCGCCCGCTTCATCGGGTCCTGAATATCGCTCTGATTGGCATAGACGTAATCGTTGAAATACTGTTTGACACTTTTGATTGCGACCATTTCATTCATTATTTGGTTTCCTCATATTATAAGAGTAGTAGTTTATATAGCTCCTCTCCAAGAGCTTGTACTACGTTAAGCAGCAATTCAAGTTAGAATTGCATTGTTTCTATTTTTTCTTTTAACCTTTTTGCTTTATTCATTAACTCGAGCCATTCTTCCTTCTTCCTTGGGTCTTCCTCCAAGTCGGCTCTCCATTTATCAAAATGGATAATGTTGTCACATATTTCTTTAAAATCTTTTGTAGCTTCAGTCATTATTGTTTCCACCGTTTAATAATAGATCGTGTTATTTAAGTTATCGGAACATTTTATTTACTCTTGCTATTTCACGGGCAAACGCCTTTTTGAATCTGGCTTTTTTGTGATGCTTTTTAGTGGAAGAATAGCATAACCCTTTATGCATCACTGGATACGGGTAACTCATATTAAAACCTCCTATTTTAATCTTCCTCAACTTCTGATTTCATCCATGTAAAGCACGTAATGCCATTTTCTGATAACACATCCAACAAACGCTCTTCGGCCTGTTCTTGCGTTTCCTCATCTTGCATTTCGATGCACAAACCAGCTCCCCTAATTCGTAATAGTTTCATAAAGTCTCCTATTTAAAGTCCTATTTAAATTACTTTCTTTTAAACAGTTCAGGATACAGTTTCATAAAAGTGATCTGCTCCGCGTATTCCTCGTTCTCGGGAATCCTGCGTTTCTTCTTTTTCGTAAATTGTCCGCGTTCTTTCATGTTGTGATATATCGCAATGACCTGACGCTCGCCCATGAGCGCCACCCTTTTCCGCCAACGGTCGCTGCGATAAACATCTGCTACTTGGCTTCTCATGTGCTCGAACGTCATTTAAATCACCTGATCTTTAAACTCACAGGCGGCGGCAGCTTCAGAATAAATCCGCCTCCGGGTGCTTCCACCGGCTTGGTCACGCTGTCCAGATTCAGCCATCCACTAGAATAACTCGTGGCATCTGCTTCTTCGGGTGCATCCGCCAGTTCATAATATTTACCGACCGTTACGCACCGCTCATCACTGGCTATAATTTTCTTCATTTCCACCAGCACCTGCAGCGCGTTGGAATAATCCACAAAAGTCAGTTCCTTGACGGGTGCCATCATCTTATATGTCTTCTTGACAGGACCCGTACCACCGTTCTTTCCGAAGGCCTGATAATTAATCCGGTCATTGTCCAGAATCTTGCCGTCAAATAACTTCCGCTGAACCATATGTTTAACGCCCAATAGTGCGGATTCGACCAGCTCATTAATCAGTCGTTTGCCTCTGGGTTTGATTTCCGTATCCCAGATCCGTTCCGCCGGATTATCAACCTCTTCGCCGAACGCATAATATGTCAGGCGTTGTTTCACTGTTGGCTTCGCGTCACTGACTGTCGGTTTTTCCTTGCTGACGGGATCGGACTTTTGCCTTCCGGGATCCTGGATCATGATCCGGACCTTGGCATTCGGATTTGTGTACTTGGAAATATCCTGTTCAGCCATCCGTCTTCGCCTCCTCCCGCTTTTCCGGTTCCTTCTTCTTCGGCTTCACGTCGTCGATGAACTCAACCACCCGATCGATGGCAGAATTCATCCATTTCGTCGCAATTTTGCCGATACCGAGGCTCAGAACTGTTCCGCCAAACATCGTGCACGCCTGCATGGCACCGTTCTGATTCTCTCTCGCCTTTGCCACAAAAGGACGCATCATATTTGCCGTTCCGACATATACCATTACGCTTCCGCCACGCTTAACATTTTTGATTATTTTTTCCCTGTCTGCCATTGTCAGCTCTGTTACCCCGCTTTCCATAAATATTCTTTTCATAGGGATGACCCGTATAATAATTATTGATCACGATCGGCGATCCACCATTGCTTCCATAGTCGCATCCGGCCGGCAAATATCCATTATTCTGTTTCTGGTTGTGACCGATCAGCTTGTTTCCGCCCAGCGCGATCACTGCCACCACCAGACCGATCTCGATAATATCGCTGTACTTGTCCATCCGGTCATTCAGTGTCTCTTTTACGCCTTCGATCGCCCCATCTGTTGCTTTGCTTCCGAATCGTTTTGACAGTTTTTCAAACATGGCGAAAAATAAAAGCGGCGTACCATGCACAACGCACAGTACGCCCTTCGCTCCCTTCTCAAATTATTCCACATTCGGATCCAGGGGAGAATTGTAATCGTCCGGAATCGCGGGAGTTTCCCGCAGAGCCATCGCTTCGGCCTGCCGCTGACGGTGACCCAGCCACATGCTTCCGAATACTGCGCTCGCAGCACCGCCGACGAATCCACCGATCCCAGCAATAATCGGTTTCCGATTACGCTTCCCCCAGTTCTTCATCCGTGTGCCAACGCTCGCCTTTTCGGCCTTCTTGGCTTTCTTAGTCTCCTTCACTTCGGTCTTCTTTTCCTCCGCGTTGGTCTCCTCAGTCTTCTCTTCTACGACTTCCTGTTCAACCACCTTGTTCTCTTCCATGATAAGATTCCTCCTATAAAATATTATTTGAGCTCTTCGCTCTACTATAATCGATGTTTCTGTTGCGATTTTGGTATTAGAATTTCAGATACTCATGCTCTTCTGGCGAGAATATGCTCATCAGTTCCGTAAACTGTTCGTCCGTCAGAATTTTACCATTGATCTCACATACCGCTGCTTTTCATCAACCTCCCGAGGCGCATATCAGTCGGATCCTTCTCCCAGTTGATGACGATGCAGCTCTTGCCTTCCTCGTATTCTGCCGTTGTGGTATAGAAGGCGATCGGATCATCATCGATTCCGTCCTTGGAAAATCCCTTGTTCCATCCATGATTCTCCCGCTCTGGCGTGTTCCGCTGCTGCTTTGGAACACCAATAAACGCCAGCCATTCCGAATATGGAATCCCGACCTTCCGATCATAATAATCGAACTCGTCACCTCTCGGTGCCAGATCTGCCATCATGTTCTGCAGCTTCAGTTCGCACATCCGCAGATAATCAATGTTGCTCTTGAACAGAATCTTGGAATATGCATCCATGAACACCTGATCTCCGCGTCCCGCAATCGGTGCCGCATCCACTTTCTCCTGAGTTACTGTCTGCCGAACTTCTTCCTGCGCCGCTTTGTCTTCCACCTGGTGCGCTTTCTTTTCGCCAACAACCTCTTTCAGATTCTTTTTTAAAAGATCATAGCTCTTCCGTGTTGCCAGATATAAGCCTGTCCGTTCAGCGATAAGCTTTCCGTTCTCTCTGTCACTCTTTCCGGCTCCAAAAATACTGATTCCCGCGCATCCGGCCGTCGCAATATAGTTTGTCGCATAGAGCTTCAACCGTTCTTTGACCGGCAGATCTTTCGGATCGCATCCGTAATCCTTCAGACTCTTCCGAAATATCCGGTTCGTGTCCGTAGCGCTTACGACCGCAGTCGCAATGGTCCCGATCATGCTGACGCCAGTCCAGAAATGCGCCTTGTTCTTGTCATACCAGTCATTTGCCAGGTTACCCATGCTCAGATAACCGTCTTTGAGTTGTCCCATCTTGTAGCTCCTTTCGTTTGTTGAATTGATTAGAAATGTCGGGAGAGGAACTTGTTCAAACCACGCTAATAGCGGCCGGAACATTATTCCTCTCCCTATAATAGCCTTTGTTTCTTTTGCGATCTTTTATTTGTTTACTGCGCTTCCACACTCGGGGCAGTATTTTGGATAATAATATGTAGGACCATCGCTGTTAGCGATAATGACAAATTTTCCTTTTTCGTCAACCCCTAATGCAATATCTGACCAGATTCCACATTCAATAATCTCTTTATTCTGATATTCTCGAAAACCAAATATTGGATCTATATATATATTTCTTTCGCAATATTTACAGCCCATAGTGTTTTTATCCTTTCTTTTGCGATCTTTTTCTTGTGAGTCAATAATGAATGTCAATATAAGTAATATAGCAGTCTTCTACGTTATTTATGGCTTCTTTTACTTTCTCTTCATAGGCCTCATCATCGACCCATTTTTCACCATTCCAGATTTCCCTTACATAAGTCTCTCCATTTTTTCCAATAAATCCAAACGTTGACGTTGCAGTCTTTTCAAAATCAATTACGTCTTCTATTCGGCACCCATCAACGCGAAGATATCCGTCATAATAGCCAAAATATGAATCATATCTTTCCTCTGAGCAGTGCCATAGTTCATTCCCTATTGGAACCATCTTGCCTGCTTCAATGCAAGCTTCGAGAAGTAACGACCGGAAGAGTCTTCCTGCTCTCGGGACTTTTGCATAGAATCCCCAGTTATACCTTTCGTCTTCATGATCGATTTTTAACTTGATTCTCCCGCAATATCGTCCACCTATTTCCCAGCCGTCACACGTAAAAGGTGGAATTAATTTATTTGTATTTTCTTCACGATATTTATAATATGGTTCCATTTTCTTTTCAATTACTTTTTGCGACGGAAACTCGTCCGTAATAACACAAATACAAGCATGCATTTTTATTTGTAGTCCTTCCATAATAATCTTGGTTTTCATACGATTTTCTTCATATCATCTTTAGTCGTTTATGATCTCAGTTTTAATATCGAGAATCTCATAGTAGTTCGATGCACAATTAATTTCCTGCTTCAAATCCTGCCGTATAAAACCGTCGTTCATATTTATCTCGTCTTCCGATTCAACAACCATAACGACTGTAACTTGTTTTTTCATGCTTTGTTCTCGCTTTCGTTCTTAAATTTGTATTCTCTTGTAAATTCCATCGTTTATACTTCACCAGTCTTTTTTGTGCCATTTCCCGTCCGTGCCCTCATACATTGACTCTTGACAGTCCTTTATCATTTCATTTACAAGGCTATAGTAAGTGTTCATAGAAATAGGGATATTCAGATCTTCCTCTATTTTTTCTTTGTCAGTATGAGCATATTTTGTAATCCGGATATCCACAGAATCCTTACTTTTCGTGATCGTTAAATGACGGTTTCCGGAAATAATCTCATGTACAGTGCTTACAATTTCCACGCTTTAACCTCCTATTTAAAGTCCATTTTAACTTAGAATCCATCTTTTTCAGCAAGCACCAAAAGCACAACAATACCACTAAATCCAACAGCAATGAGTAATGGGACTATCCACATATCTAAAACCCTTATTTAAAAGTCCTATTTAAGTTATGATCATTTTTACTACGTATACAATTCCAATGATAACGAATATCCAATAGATAACGTCATGCTTGCTGTCCATACTTCTTCTGCCACTCTTTTTCTACCGGGCATCCACAGCAAGCCGCCCGTTCGGATGGACTGCAACAAGATATACAAGGATATGGATGATCATCTTTTCCTTGCATTTCTGCTCCGCACCCCGGGCAGAATTTATATTCATTCTCTTTGTCGTGCTTCCCATGCCATCCGCAATGACTACATTCGTAATGCCCGGTATATTCAGGCGGCATCATGCCTGTCATCTTGATCCACGTTGCTTTCATATTTTGTCCTTTCCTAAATCATCATCCTTAATGTCCATTTTAAGTTAGAACACTCTTTAAAATTTTTATTGCTTCTGCTATTGCATGGTAAATATGTTAAAGTTTTATCTGTTTCGCACGGACATTTCAGCCCAACTACGTCAGAGATGCCAATAGCGTCACAGTCATGGCAATTTTTAGGCATCTTTATTTCTGGTAGACAAAGCATTATTAAAATCTCCCTCATTATCAAATCCACCTAAGTATATAAATCATTCTCATGGATTCAGGATCGCGCCTTATATCTGTTTGCCAAACAGAAGGTTGGGTAGCTTCAAAAAAATTCGCGATTTCTTCTATCGACAACGCTTCATAAGTGTGCATTTCTTCGCTTTCCTATGTTACCAACTATTTCTTTTAATGTTAAATCATTTAAATCTTTCACAAACTTCTCCTGCCTTCCCGTTTTGAGTAAAAATTATTAGTCTTTTCACCAGTTCCTTCTGTGCTCTCTTGGTGTCTCCGGCAAATATCGCGGATCGGGTTCCGGATCATTCATCTGCTCAGCCACCTTATCCGGATCAGCGTATCCCAGATCTTTCGGTCTGGTTTTCCCGTCCCGTCCGATTTCGGTTTCAGTCAGACTTCCCATCCGGATTCCCTTCGGCTTTTCTCCTTTCTCGATCGCTTCCTTGTATTCCTCGATGTAATAGAGAATGTTTTTGTCCAGATCAACCCAGTTATATCCCATCCCAATGGCGAATTTGAAATTGTCAATGTTTTTCTGCTTCTTCGGCACCGGCATCATGGCTATTGTCCTCCTGTTCATATTTTGCAAGTACGTCCTGAGAATATGGTACGTCATCCGCGTTCGCCAAGTCCCTTGCCAACGTCAGCACTCTGAATGTTTTCTGCCCAACGTTCTTAATTGATTTCAGCTTCAGATCCGTCGATCTTTTCAGACGTTCGACATAATTAATTGGCGGCTTTAAGTTTTTGCAATCTCTCACGAAACAATTAAAGGGCCTTACGGATGAATATCGCGTCTTCAAATTGACATTCTTGTTCAGCAAGTCGCAGGCGCGCTCAATATAATCCATCAGTTTACCCATTTCATCTACCGGATCAGGTTTAACGATCATTACACGTGGTTCTTCTACAGGGATATGCGCATCTGGTTCCACAAAATGGGTAAATCCTAATATTTCCAGGCGTTTCTTCAAGTTTTCTTTATACCAGTTCCGGTCAATAATTCTAAGCCTGTCCGCTTCCGACATTAGCATAAAAAACCAGATATCGTGTAAATAAGCAACATCTTTAACATTCATACTTTTTTTTGTTCTCCTCGTTTTTCTATGTGATCTTCATATTCTGTGTTTAGTCCAAGCCCGTTTGGAACCTTGTTCAGATAATCACGAAGGCAGTAGCAGATGTTATCGATCAAAGGTTGTCCACGCCATTCCTTCAGAGAAAATATACGCCCTGAGCAGTCCGTTCTGGTTATTGTAAGAATTCCGTCATCATTTATGTCCAGGTTGATATGAAGTTTAGGATATTGATGCTCTGCCATTTGTTATTTGCTCCTTTTAAAAAATAAAGCAGAGGACCCGTGTTTCCACAGATCCACACTGCTTCCTATCGAATTGTCACGATAGGCTTATTCGCTTCTTTCTTCTTCCTCCTTTCGTCTGCTTTCTTTCCCAGATAGTTACTAAAAGCTTTCCCGGCATTCGAAATTCCATTTCCGGCAGCGTCAATCACATCCAGCATCGTGTCCTTCGATAAGATACTCCTCAAAAATACCCATACGAATTTCAGTCCAGCGATCGTCAAGACCACTCCCGCAAACCATCCAATCAAATTCCAGTTCATTCCAACAACCTCCTCAAATATTGAATTTGCAGACTTCCGTCTATTTAAGAGGTTGTTTCCATTGCGATTTCGTTCAGCTTCCACTGGGATGTATACACATCGAATCCGATTTCCAGCAGTTGTATGATCTTTTTGCAGAGTATTTCCGCCTCTCGCGCATTCTTGAACTCGAATTCAGTTCTCATGATCGCCGGGAACTCCACATCGAAATCCCACTTCCTGGTCGGATCCATATAATACTTCCATTTTAAATATTCCGCCCGATTCTTAAACCGAATCGCTACGACGCATTTTCCATGTTCCATTCATTGTTAAGCTCCTTTTCATTAATCTTTTGAGTAAAAATGATGGCCGCATCCCGCAGCCGAATACAGTAATATTTCATCTTTGTCTGTTGGTATGGTCCGCATGCCTGGCAATCATTCATCCTTGCCAGAAAGGATATCCAGTCCGTTTTCGTATGCCTGGCGAATCTTCTGCAGAAACAGCTATACAGTCTCTCGCTCCAATATGTCTTCTCCGGGTAGTTTTCACCCGTCATCGTCCATTGAATCAGAATATGCAGTTTCCGCTGCTGACCCTTCAACCAGGCTCTTTCTCTCAACTCCTTCAAAAATGTCTTGCGACACCGTTCCCACTCCAGCATCATCGGACAGTCCTTCCAGTTTTCTTCGAGCAATTAGTTGCTATCCTCCTTCGTTTTTCTGAATTCATTTCGACGAAAATAAAAGCAGTGGAGCCAAGTTTCCTCAGCTCCATGCACGCCCTCCTCAATAGGGCAACTGTTCATCATCCGTCATCTTCGAATAATTGGTTTTTGCTTCCTTTTTCCTCTTCCTTTCATCCTCTACTTCATCCACGGCTTTCGCAATGTCCTTGACCATCTTTCCAGAATTGTTAACCAGTGAATTCACGAGTTTCTCGCACAGATCAATCGCACGCTGAGCATTCTTCCGATTCTCCTCAAAAATCTTCTGAATGATTCCGCATCCAACGATCAGTATCACCAACCCGATCACAACCGCCACAATACAGGTCTCCAAACAAGTCATACCAAAGTCCTCCTTTAAAAATAGATTTGTTAAGATAGAAGCATCTGCCTCTTCATCTTTAGCGTTGTTTCTTTTGCGAAAAAAGTAAGGCCCTTGCAGGCTTCGAACCTGCGTCTCCGCCATTCGCGGTATGCTACCATTACACCATTCGGTCGGCTAGTTAAACCAGAAAAACCGCCAAGCGATCGAATTCCTTCAATGCTCGCTGCCATCTCTTTTTCCGCCTCATCAACGTCTGGCCCTCCGACGGGTTTATACTCCCAGGTCCTCACTATAGTCCTTGTTTTTATTGCGATAAAAAAGAAAGGAATAGGGCATTGCTGCCCCGATCCTTTACAGATTTGTACACGCTACTACGTCCACTTTCTGGTTTGTCATCACATAAGTTTCAATTTCCGTTGTCTGTCCGAATATCGGTGCACCCTTCATTACGTCATTGATCTTTTCCGTATACTGCTGCCAGCTCCAGGCAAATGCTGTCTGCAGATCAAATCCCTGTTTCGCCATATATTGAATCAGATTTGATCCCACACAGATCGCCGTTCCAACAGCACCAACTGCAATCACAACCGCCATAACGATTCCGATAATCTTTACTACGATACCCATGATAATACCCTCCACAAAATATAGTAGTAAGATGTCTCCATCTCCTACTATAGGGCGTGGTCATGTTGCGATTTGTTTGCAGTGATATGAACAGTAATACAGCATTTTTGTAATTGTTTTATGTCGATGATCTTTGGTCCGAATCTGTTTGCGATATACCCACTCGCCTGTCGGAATAAATCGTTTGCTACAGATTGGACATTGATATTCCTGCAAGTAAACAACGTTATAATCATTATCTTTTTTGTTCTCTTTGATTGGCATTTTCGTTTACTCCTTTAATAATATTCCAAAGCAAAAGATAAGGAGCCACGTTTCCGCGACTCCAGATCAGTCACTCTCTCGGCTTCCGAAGAAATTGCGTCGCTTTCGTATTCAGAATATTGCCACGATCCTCATAATCCAGCACATTCTTGACCGATTTGTTGCTCATAAAATAGCTCAGTCCCGTCTGCAGAAGTCCGATACCACCCTGAATAAACGCGGGCACAATCCAGCCCTTTTCATTCTTGTCGCATTCGGTAATTTCTGTCAGACGAGCGCTGAGAATCATATAATCGTCACTCGTCGGATCAAGCTTGCTCATCGCTTTGAGAATATCCCGTTTGGCTTTTTTAATCGAATACTTCTCTTCGACTTCCTCCTCTTCGTCCTCATACTCCTGATCCAGTTCTTCGTCCTTCATCGTCCAAAGCTCCTTTCATAAAAATATAGAAAAGACATCTTCTGTCCTCCCTACAATAAGGGTTGTTTCTGTTGCGAAAGAAATAGAGCCATGCGTTTCCGCACAGCTCCGTCTGTTTACTTCTCGATGAAAGTTTTCATTTCATATCTTGCAAAATAATGAACCCCATCCTGGTCTTCAAATTCCACTTTACGGAATAACCCTCTTATGCTTTCGTCCATCACCTTGACAGGATCCACAATATGCTCATCATCCAGCAGATCTCTGCAGAACGCGTCAATATCCGCTTCCGCATCGGTCTGATAGAGATATACATAATGCATTTTCTCCCATCTTGGTTCCTCAGGACCTTCTCCGCCATAATAAACCAGGAATAGAATCAGTTCGTTCTCTTGCTTGTAGTTATAAACCGCTTCCATCATTTTTGACATTTTCTGTCACCTCCTACTATAGGCGTAGGCGATGTTGCGCTTTAAAGCGCTAAAGCGAAGAGGTAAAAAAGAAAGAGATCTGTGTTTCCACAAACCTCTAACCGAAGATCCTGCTCAGTTCTTTACAATTATATTAAAAAGCCCCATTCGGCTATATTGTATGGACTTTCGCAGTGCCCCTAGTTTTGTCCTCCTTTCCGGCATCTCCATGTTTAATGGGAAGATATCCTCAGGCATGCCATAATTCACGCCAGGGAGATCCTCCGATCGTCCAACCAAAGTTGCATCTTTAAAGCTATCCAGTAGCACCACGTTCGTCCATCGTTTAGTTCCAAACAATGGCATCACTCCTTTCTGTCCGTCACCCGGATCTTCACTTTAGGAGTTGTTTCCATTGCGAATTCGAAGAAAAAAAAATTGGGCCTTGTGTGCGTTGTTAAATCTGGTCAGTTTCGTTACCAGACCTCATCCAGGTTGTCCTGTGGAAAATAGGACTCTGCCTTATTTTTCAAGGCCTCCAGCTCCTTGGTAAGGATGAGGTCGCCAGTTCGAATCTGGCTATCAGCTCCACGAGCTCCCAGGGACGTTGTATCAATGGCTCCGGGGGTTTTTTCTTTGTCAAAAATGAGGCAATTTTCCACACCCCGAAGACCTCATCCCTAGCGTTCTGTCCATCAATCCGTCGGTTTTGGGCCGTTCATGATGTCCCGAACCCCTTGATAAAGTTCATCGCGATACTTCACGTATCTGTTCTCAGTAATGTCGCTTTTGGAATGACCTAGCAGATGAGCAATCACGTCTGTCGGAATTCCAGCTTCTCTCCATTCTGTCGCGCATGTATCCCGGAAATCATGAGCCGAATACTCCTTCAGATTGCACATTTTTTGTATTTTTCTGAAAATATTCCGGGCTTCCGTATATCCCATCGGCGTCTCCCTGGAAAAATCTTTTGAGGCGAACAGGATAAACCCGGTATCATATCTTGGTTTGAAATATTTCTTCAGTTCGTTTGGGAAAGGAATTCTCCGGATACTGGTCTTCGTCTTTGGCTCCTTTACCTCTCCCTGATTTCTTGTTGGATGAACAACCGCCCGCTTGATATAGATCCAGTTCTCCTCAAAATCCAGATCCTCCCAGCGCAGGCCAAGCACCTCTTCCATTCTCATGGCGGTAAAGCTCAGTAACGCCAGCATACACCGAATCTTAACGTCAGAAATATCCGGAATCTTCTCGCGGACGCTCTTCATCAGATCTGTCGGAATCGCCTTGTGATGCTCCGTTGGCGCTCCAGCAATTATAAGTCTCTTGGAACTGAATGGATTTCTGGGAATATATCCATCCTCTACCGCTGAATCCAGAACCGGGCTGAACGTATTCCGGATCTTCAGCAGCGTTTCGTGTGAATACCCCTTCTCGTCAAGCTCATTGAACCAGGCCTGAATATCGTTCGTCGAGACCTCATCCAGATGCTTTTGTCCAAACCTTGGAATAATATGATTCTTCACCACGTATTCTCGGTTGTTCTTCGTCAATGATTCCTGTTTGCTCTTATAAAGTTCGTTGAATTCCCGAATATAGTTCTCCACCAGCGGTGCCGAGCTCGTCTTTTCTTCTCTCTTTAGAAATCCGGGAACAACCGTGCCTTCCTCAATACATAATGTCAAATATGCTTCCAGAAGATCCTTCAGAGACTTTCCCGTCACCCAGTGGTTTTCTCCGTTGATTTCGACTTTTTGTTTATAGCGCTCAGGCATAATATTCTCCTTTGCGCAGAGTCCTATTCCATTGACAAGGTTCGCAAGGATACCGATGACCTCATCCGTAGTATAATGTCCGTTTTCCATTTTTTCAAGCTCCTATTTAATAGGAAAGAAATTATCAAGATGGGCCTGCCATCCCCGCCGATGACAGACTTCAGTAATCCCGCTGATTCTTCACAGGTTCTTTACAGCCGGGGAAAATGTCAGTTTGCCCCAAAGAGTTAACAAGTGCCGATCCGGTGACCTGCATAAGGCCTGTTCGCTTGAACTCCGAATCAGTATGAAATTGTGTTGTGAAGAAAAAGACTTCTCCGAATTTACTTCCATTTTGATCGTTTTTAGGCTCCTTTAGAAAAAGCGGACCGGAAGAAAGGAGCAAACAACCGATCCGCGGGCGTTATGGTACCGCCTTCCTGTAATAACGCCAATCTGTGCCCGACGGCTGAGGCAAAGAATATAGCTTACTTACTCAGTTTCTCCCAGGTCTTCTTATCGATGATACCAGTAGGCTTCAGCCCGTTCTTCTTCTGGAAGGAGATTACGGAACTGCGCATCCCGATATGGAACACGTTCGTCGGTTGGAGAGAAGAGCCTTTCTGCTTCAGCCACAATGCCATAAACTGAACCGCCGGCCCCTTATCATTCAGCTTTATGGGCTTTTCGTATTCCTGCGGTTTCACTTTCGGCTGTCTTTTAACAGGGGTTCCGAGCTTTGTCTGGTTTGTTCTGGTGGCCATTCTAATTTCCTCCTCTGACTTTGTTTTTCGATTTTCTTTTCGCAAACCGGACAGACCATTCGGCCCTCCGGAATAATCGTTCCACAAATAACGCAGAAATTATCCACGCCTCATTCCTCCGTCATCGTTCCGGTATACTTCGTCAACAGTTCTTCTGCTGCTTCTCGGTTCAGATGCGGAATAGTCACAGTATAGTATTTTTTTCTTACAGGACTGCTCTCCAACATATCCCACGTACCAGGTCCAACAATTCCGTCGACATACAATCCCCAATCCCTCTGAAACTGTTTGACGGCCTCGACCGTTTCGTTCCCGAAGCTGCCGTCCGCACCGTACTTTGGCAGAGAATATCCACGGTTGATCAGATCTGTCTGCAGAAGAGTCACATAAGGGCCTTTGTCACCTTTTCGAAGAGTTGGTTTATCCGTGCCAGGACCAGGTGTAGGCGTCGGAACATCCCCGCCGACACATGCTGGAACTCCCCAGTGCGTCCACTTCTTGTTCCTTTTTGCGAAATGCTGTACTCCAACGGAGCACTCAACGGTCTCATTGTTGAAACCGAAACCTGTATGCTCCATGACATTGCCCTTCTTCACAAAAAGACACACCAACGTATCCGCCGGCATGGAAGCAATATCTCCCTTGGCACTCCAGTTGGCAGAGTTGTTCCACTGAGTTGTAGCTCCGGCGCCCTTCAATTCCCATCCATAGACTTGCTTCAGCACCCAATAGATAAATCCACGGCAGTCAAAAAACCGTGTCCGCCCTTCGTGAACCTTTTCGTCGGAATCCTTGGATCCCAGAAACCACTTGCATCCAACACATCCGGAGGGTACATTGTCGGTCCCGTTGAAGTTTTTGCAGGAAGATTTGATCGTCGGATGATCTTCCCTCGCCCTGCTTCTCCTGTTGCTTGGGTCGCAGTATTCCCCGCGTGCTCCAAAGACATATGCCCAGCCGACACAGTTCAGTGCGGTCTTCCAGGCAATTTCAGAATAAGGAATTCCGGCATTTTTCATCACCAGAATCTGATACTGAACGTATTCCGCTGTATTCATACCGGTAACTTCCTTCCATTTTGATTTAAAAAGCCGGTGTCGGGGTCATGCCCCCGAGCGTCATTCTCCCGCCTTGAAAAAAGAGCAAACGGTCATGGTTTAAGGAGGTCCGCTCGCCTGAAAAAAGCTCAAGCAGGGTGACTCACCGGCATAGAACAACCGTCTTCCATAACGGAGGACGGCGTTTTATTTATGTTGTCATAGTTAGCAGATAATCATCTGCAGTCCCGGCAATCTCGGAAACGGTTCCACTCTGAACATTAATACTCCAGTCGGTCTCCCCGACAATCCTGTTTCCAGCCTTATCATATGCCACAGTTCCGGTTCGAAGATCACCCGCCGCAATCGTCGAATCTGTCAGATCGATCAGCGTTGTTCCTTCAAATATAATTTTATTGACAGCCATCCTGTTTCACCGCCTGTCAAGCAGCCGTTCCGATGGTAACTGTCTTTCCCCCGGCAGCATTATCCGTTTCCGTATATGCGATAGCGTTCACAGTAACCTGAGACAGATAGTCATATCCGGTATCCGGCAAAATGACCTGCTGAGCAGTCGTTGGCGCAACGGTCTTACTCTGCGCTGTAACGCCTTCGCCCGTATACGTTCCAGTTACGCCAAGGATCTCAACGCCATCTTTGATGTTTTCGGCAATAATCTTTGCCCGTTCGGTGGAATCAATTTCCACATAGCCGGATCCGTCATGGTATCCCTGCTGAATAGCGACTTGCTGGGTTTTTGTCGTGACAGCGGATTCTTGGGCTCCTCTGTTCGGCATGGTGCCTATCAGTTTGCTTCCGGCTTTGTATGCGCTTTTTCCGCTCAGAATCTCAGAAGCTATTGCAGTAGCGTCACTTGTATCGGCATCATAGCGACAGGAACCCGTTTCAGGAACTCCATTTGGTAAATGAAATTTCTTTCCGCTCAGAACATCCGCTGCGGTAACATCGTCAATTGTAAGATCGATCAATGTTTGACCGCCATAAATGATTTTATTTATATACTGGTTATCGGCCATATTAATCAACTCCTATATAAACGGTCATTCCGCCCTTTGGATTACTTGTTTCATAATAAGAAATTGGAAGTACGATTAGATTTTCTGTCATGATCTTATTTTTAGTATCCAAAGTCTGAGAAACATCGGCATGAGAAACAACCGTATAAGGCCCTTCATACGGTTCCTTTGGATCTATTGGCGTCGCTGTTAAAAAACCTGGTAAAATTTGAAAATCTGGCCAGTCCCTAAGGACCGTCCATGGTTCTTCACCATCGTAATATTGGACACGAATATTCCAATGATATAGCCCCGGTTCTAACTCTTCCGTGTCTTCTGGGGTAAAAGAAACGCGGATGTGCCCATCTTCAACAAAAATATGTTTTTCAATAAGCGCGTCATCAGTATGGCAATGATTGACCACCTGAAAAATGACCTCCGTACCATCTTCCGGTGCGTCATCTCCATTAAAATGAAATGTTAAGTTGGCAGCATCTCCGCGATTGATCTCAATGTGTAATCCGATAATATTAAGCAAAATCAATCGCCTCCATTATAATTAATTTATTGTCATAAGATGGTCAATCCGCTGTCTTTAATCGTCTTTCCGGTTGTTCCGTTGAATAATGCAGCAATTTGTTTTCCTTTTCATTATCTGTAATAAGCACGTGCTTTTGATGAAGTCGATGCATTATCAATATAAACTCCTGTAGCGCTTCCATGATAAACGACTATTTTATTATTTCCTGTCTCAGCACAAAAATATATCGCGTTAGGTTCTATCATTGGAACTATGACCTGCACAGAATCCCATCCATAATTCCCTTCTGAATTGGCCCCCAAAAGCATGCATTCAACGGCGCCCTCCGGAATATTGACTTGCGCGTTTTTGTTTATCTCGCCAATGTATTTCCACGCAAACTTTTTGTTTAACGTATCAATATCAGCCTTCAGGGCATTGAGTCCGCCAGCACTGTCGGCAGTCAGATTGGACGTACTCAGTGCACCGTTTGCGCTGATTGCTGCTTTCGCCCAGTACAGACCATCAGCCAGACTGCTGTGATTTCTGACGAACACTGCCTGACCGTTCGCAATAGCCACATGGGTATTTCCGTTGGTCAAAATTGCTAGCCCATCAGCCAAGTTTGCAACTGCCACGCGAGCTTTTGCGTCTTTAATATCATACGTCGTCCCGTTCAGCGTTTTAATCTTGCTGATATCTGCCATTTTGCTACTCCTTTCTCAGGTTCACAAAATGACATTACGAACCTGTGTATGCTTTCTGGGTGCCTGTAAATGTCGGCTTCGATACCGTGCCTGTCGGAGTTCCGCTGACAGACACGCTTCCAGACGTCCCGGTAAACGTTGGCTGACTGACACTTCCAGCCGGAGTAAACTTACCGCTGGAACTCATAGAACTTCCGCTGAACTTCAGATTTGCGCCTGTTCCGGTAAAACTTGGTTGAGAAGAAGTCGCGCTCTTGATTCCGCTGACAATCGTCTGGCTTGAAAAACTGGGAAGAGTAACGGCTGTCGGTCTATTAGCTGTAAAGCTTCCTGCAGTCCATGACAATGTCAATGTTTCATCGGTAACGGAAGTAGCAAGTGTAGGAAGCGTGCAACTCGCAGCAGATCCCGCTGTAACAGAGCCACCGCCAGTTGCACTTCCTGCCACATATTTTGTAGCAGTATTCGGTGTCACTGTGATCGTAGGAGTGCTCACCGTTCCAGCTGGAGTGTAGTTTGCTGAGCCCGTTCCTACAGAAATGGTTCCCGCAGGAGTACCGGTCACGGATACAGTCCCTTCCGTACCTGTAAATGTAGGCTTACTTACAGTCCCATCCGGAACAAAATCACCAGTAGACGTCATCGCGTTTCCGGTAAATGTTGGCTGACTGACCGTTCCCTCCGGTTTAACATTCGTGCTCACGTTGTCCTTATAAGCCAAAGCACCAAGATCACTCAGATCAATATCCGTTGTACCGATCTTTTCCCAGGAATAGGCGCTTCCGTTCTTTACCGTTACATATTCAGCATAAATATCTTTACCACCCTGAGTCGTTGTTTTAACCAGATAGAAAACACCAGAGGTAGAAGCTGAAGCAACCAGCGTACCGGTGATTGTTGTCCCATCGTTGTCCCAGGTAACGTCTTTCGGGGTGTTGGCTGCGTTCGTCGAAATGGTAAATGTCACACCTGCGGATGCCATCTGTCTTGCAACAGTGTCCTTAATATCATATGTCGTGCCACTCGGTAATGTAATTTTGCTGATATCTGCCATTAGAAGTCACCTCTAATTTCTGTTGAATTGTAAAGTCTCATCCTGAAGGTCATAATTCAGTTTTGCATTCCAGAATACTTTTTCTTCCGGATTTACATGAATATCCGTATTTCGAATATGATCTTCGAGAACACCATACCAGTCTTCTCCGATAAACGGAAGATCAATAAGATATGCGGCTCCATCGCCGATCTTAATTCCGGGAACGTTTACTTGTTCACCCTCCCGGATAATAGTCCCGTGATCAACATATACTATAAACAATCCCTTATCGGGAACAAATGTCGGTTTTAGATTCCAGTTTTCGGTTGTATCAACCAACGCCTTGGCATACCCACCGCCGCCTTTTGCTACAGAAAACGTTAATTCTTTTTTACTTCGGTCAATTCCAATCCAGACATCCTTTCGCCTGCCGCCGATGTCCAGGTATACATCTTTATTACCCATCAATTACCTTGCAATATGAGAAAATTTTGCCAATCCCGAAGAATTGTCCATGGCTCGGATCCGTCCATGTATTGGATGCAGGCGTTCCAATAATATAATCCTGGTTCAATTTCTTCTGTATCTTCCGGAGTAAACGAAAAAATAACTTCACCATCAGATACGGACGAAATCTTCTCAATAATCGTATTTTCTTCGCAATCACAATCGAAATTCAGCACTTCAAAAATGACTTCGTCGCCGTCCTCTGGGGCGTCGTCTCCATTAAAGTGAAGCGTTAGACCAGCCGCATCTCCGCGATTGATCTCAATATGCAAACCAATAACATTAAGCAAAATCAATCGCCTCCTCAAGAAGAAAGCCGCGGAAGGCATTACCGAGCCTATTACACCTGAACGAGCGTTAATCAGGAAACCGCGGCCGTTTGAATATCAATAGCGTCTTCCTGGATAATAAGGAGGCATCATCGGATAATGTCCACTGTTTCCGCCATTCATCTGGCTAATTGCCTCAGCGTATCCCTGAGAATATCCGTCAGAGTAAGAAGATCCGCCGTCATGGCTCACATACCGGCCATTCATACCACGACCGCGACGTTCGGAGAAACCCTCTTCTCCTTCACCATCTTCGTACTCTTCAGCCTCTTTCATGGCGTTATAGGTAGCCTGTTTCGCCAGCGTCGCGTAAATATGATGCAGGATTTCATAGTCCTTGAGCTCCAGCTTCTGCCCCTGCTTCATTTTCATCTCGAATTCATCCAGATCTTTGCACAGGGTCTTTTCGATATCTTCATGCTTATTGAATCCCATTTTGATTTTTCCTCCTTATGCAATTCTGGTGACTTCGACATTCAGATTCCGAAGGTTCAGAGCCGATGCCGGTGTCGTAGCCGGATCGGCCGATACACTCGCATTCCGAACGCTGCATGTATAACAGCAACGGCTCGGAACATCAATAATCGCAAATCCATTCACATTCCAATACTGATCCACTGCCGCAGGGGTGGCCGCCGCGATACTGGTCGGAACAATCTCCCCATCGATCGCGAGCGCAAGCTGGATCTCACCAGCCGTTCCATCTTCAGGAACAGCAATATTGCCGTCATAGGCAACACGATACCTAGCGAATCCCGGGCATGCATTTCCAGAACCACGAAGTGTCAGAATTCCACTTCCGGGCCGATGAAGCACAAGACCCCGGTTGCAACGGATTCCATCATCCAGAAGAGCAGCCGCACCAGGCTGCACCAGCTGGATTTCATTGTATACATATTCAGCCATAAGGCATTCCTCCATAATCAAAATTAGTCGAAGGACTAAAAATAGAAAATATGGGTAAGGATTTGCACCTCACATGGTGAGTCACGAACTCTAATGCTGCGCTCCAATTGCAGGGCTACACGGGCATCTTCGCATTACGTTCTTAGGAAGATTCTGCTCGTGACCAGCCCCGGGACTTGAACACCGTCATGCATCCCTTTTAAGCGTCTACCTATTCCGCCACCATATTTTTCTAAAATGATCATCTGAGATTACGCCGCGTAACCGTTACAGCCGCATCCGAAATTCTGTCCGCAGCAATTCGGGTTCTGTACGATATAAGCAGGCCTTGGCGTCGGAGCCAGATACTGCTCCAGAGCGGCCGTCTGGGCTTCATTGTTTGCCAGAATCGCAGCGGTCTGAGCGCCCTGAGAAGCGGACAGCTGAGCCATCTGCAGCTGCTGGCGGAGCATCGCGATGGTCTCGTTCTTCGCATCGATCTTGTCCTGGCACATAGTATCCAGAATCCTCTGAGTAGAGGCATTGTTGGCTTCGAGCACATCACGCAGCGCAGAAGTTACAGCATTCCGATCAGCGCACGCTTCGGTCGCGACAGTATACTTCAGGTCAGCTGTTGCGGCCCGGTTCTCGCAGCAACAATTTTGAAGAGCGCTCTGAAGGGCAAAATTCTGATTCATATCAGCCATCTGACGGGCGTTCGCGGAGATCTCAGCCTGGGCAAAGCCATTGGACACCGCTCCGGTCACGCCGGCAAATCCGTTGCAAATAGCGGTATTAAGCCCGTTGATCCCGTTCATAACGGCGCTCTGATCGAACCCACGCTGCACTTCGGAATATCCGCCACCATTACCGCCGAAGCCATTTCCCCAACCATTATTGCCCCAGCCGAACAGCAGCAGAATAATGATCCACCAGGCACCGTTCCCACCAAACAGATCATTTCCGCCACCATATCCGCCCATTGGAGCTACAGGAAGAACCATGCCATTTCCATTTTCAGAATACATTTGGAAAATCTCCTTCCATTTTGAATTTTGGTCGTTTAGTAATAAGTGACAAAACAAAAGCCGCCTCCTTTAGCATGCTCGGGAGACGGCTAAATTTTCTTTAGCTAACTGTTTTAAAGTCAGTTTTAAGTTATAGAATAGACATTATGAAATTGGCAATCTGTGGTGCAAGATATTCGTACCCCGCCTGATTCGGATGCGTCCCATCAGCGTTGTAATAATATGTGCTTGTAACAACGTCATTTACACCATCAACAACACAACCAACAAGACCAGACTCATAATACAAGTCCAGAAGAGGTATAGCATATTTTTTACATGCATCTCGAATAAGATTCCAATACGATGCCTGTCTTTCGTTAACTGTAGTATCAGAATATTCTTTTCGCATTGTTAATATGAAACATACTTTTGCGCCGATCCATTTTGTTCGCGCCGTTCTTAGATAGCTTTCCAACGATCCGCAGAAAGTAGTTTCATCAATAGTGCTATACGTATAAGGCGTTAATTCTCCTATATCTGCCCTCGGAAAAGTAGTAAAATCGTTATAACCGCCCGACAAGCAAACAACATCATAATTATCTCCAAGACTTGGAAGAAGGTCAAGAAGATTATCTGTTCGACTTCCTATACGTCCAATCGTGAACCCATCGTGGCCTTCATTGGTTGTAATGCAGTCATACTCATCCTCGATGATTGTTGGCCATCCACCGTTACTATTTGTTCCTGCAGTGATACTATCCCCAACAAATAGAATTCTTTTATTACTAAGGCGGCTGTGTGATTCCGAACCATCGTCAATGTCGTTGATTAATGTCTTCTGCGGATATGTTTTAGATGGCGGCGTGCTTCCTTCAACAATAGATATATCAGTATCAAGATTCACCAAACCATTACACATATACATGCAAGAAACCGCATTGCTTGGAACATCAATAGTTCCATTGGAATTAGGTTGCAAGTAAATAGATGATATATTCGTGTTTGTATTGTCAAGCATTACTAAATGCTTTAAATATACCTTATTTATATATGATATTTGTGCAATTCCAATAAGGCTAATAAAAGGAGAAACATAAGAAGTGGCCGAAGCTAATGGAAATACTTTTGCATTAGTTGAACCATTATTTCCATATGTGCGATCTCTTACTCCTTCAGCATAATCAAGACGCAAGTATTCCTTTTTTACAATATTGACAATGTTGTTGGCGTTATAACTTAATGGCGAACTATATTCTGACTGCGGTTTTTCAGAAATTACAAGCGTATCCAAATGCGCAATAACAGCGCTAACAGCTATATATTTTGTCCCGCTTGGAATGTCTTTACATCCTGGATTTATTGCATATACCTGTCCGATTGGCTTCTTGTTACTGTCATAAAATATAATAAATTCGTTGTTTGTGGAATACAAACCGGAGTTGACAAAAACTGACGATAAATCAGAAGCATCAATAAGATCTGTATAAAACCATCCATCAGAGGTTGCAGCTAAATCTGGATACGTCGCCGTTGCTGCAGATGAAAGATATCCGCCTATATGAGGATTCCCATTATACAAATTAGCCGGTTCTAATGCGCTCTTTAAATTAGAAATCTGTTCCCGGGCTTCCGTGTCTTTTAAGTTATATACAGTACCACCAACATTTACCTGTGGTATATTCGCCATAGTATCCTCACTTTCTACCAATGACGTTTCCGCTGACCCAAATCCGCTTATCAGAAGGATCATCACCGCCATCAGTGCAAATAGTTTCTTCATCAAAAAAATCTCCTCGAAAGCTGTTAGCTCATGCTATCGTGGGGGTAAGTTAAATATTTCCAGCATCAAAACCTCGGAATCTGTCCGGCAATCTGCTGGATCTGTTCATTGGTGATTCCTCTGGTCTGCTGCAGATACTGCAGAATTCTATTCGGGTCGTTTGCAATCTCAGCAGGAAGATCCGGAATCGCGTTTCGAACAAACTGCGCAGGATTTCTCATCGCCTGCAGCATCATTGACATTTTCTGAACAGGCGTTGCAAATGCACGGCCGTTTGCCATATTCGGATCCGGGTTCATCATTCTTGGAAGACTTGTGTTTTGTCCTCTTGCGCCGCCATAAAGCTTTTCATACAGCGGATTCATCGATTCCCACCCCGATTTCCGCCGTTCTGTCCGGAATTGTTTCCATTTTGATTACTTTGGCCGCCATTGCCTGCGCCGATCTGACTCATGTTCCGGATCTCGTTCTTCAGCTGTTCGAAATCCTGTTTCGTCACATACTGACTCATGTTCGGATGCCCGCTCTGGGCTTCATTGCTGCCGTTGTTTCCGCTCATCAGCATTGCCTGATTCTGCTGTTCGGGCATTTCATACCGAAGCTTCTGCATCGGATTCGGGATCCCCATCGGCCCCCAACTCTTCAGATAGATTACCGTATCCGTGGAATCCCACAGCGGAATCGGGCTGTTCGCCGGCCATCCGTTCGGCATCTGAAACGCCTTGGCACCGACTTCACCTTCAACCCATTCCATCATCTTCGGACCCTGCGCAGCCGGTGCAGCATAACTCTGTTGAGGCATCTGACTCATCTGTGGCTGCTGCATCGGAAACCCAGAATATCCCATCTGATTAGCATATGTTGCCGGATAGAAATTGTAGGGATTATAGTAATTAGGCATAGCTTATCCTCCTTTTTCGCTATACAATTTTCCAGAAGAAACTCGGAATCTCATTTCCGCTGTCCCAGCTGTCATAGTAGTCACCATTGATTACAGCGACCGCATGACTTCCGGTCCCGATAATATATGTGCCTTTCGGATACATTTTGGTAAAAGCATTTATAGTAATGCACTTCGGGCATTCAAATGGGATTAAAAACGGTTCAAATCCGTGATCGTACAAATAATGACCCCAAATATTATCGTCACAGGTTACGCTGAATTCCTTCCGTGCATACCAAAAATAAAGTTCATCTGATACTTCCAGCCAACTCTTACCAAGTGCAATGGCAATCGCTCGAATTACACAATCCGGAACCTCTTTCCTTGCCGGATTCGGATTACATCTCATCCACATTCAGGAATCACCACCAGTCCTGATGTTCATAATCCCTTCATACAGGATTCTGCTGCTGATTGATCCCCTGTGTGGCCTGTGCCTGCTGTGCGTAGCTGATATGATGAATCGGCAGCTTCTTCACCGCCATAAATACCCTTTCAGCTGTTCCGTTGCCACCGAGTTCGCTGTACGGAGTCCACAGATACTTCGTCAGATCTTCGTACTCATCCTGACTGATCCATCCACGCTCAATATATGTCATGCATAAATGAACGATTCTGTCATGTCCCAGTCCGAGAAGCATCTGTGTCTTGGCACTCTTTTTGTCTCTGTAAGCCATCAGCCAAGCCCAGAATCCCGAACTGGCAAGGACGCTGCCGATCACCGTAATTGCTGTCTGTACCCAAGGTTCCATTGATCCTTCACTCCAATCTTTTCGTGATCTCCCGGATTTTACAGTTTTCACATCCAATGGGACATTGAAACCCGGGTCCCGGTGCCTGAAATATCATTATTCGTTTGGGTCGGCGTCATCCGGAGGCTGAATTCCGTGTTCTTCATCATTCCACGGAACCTCATATCCGAGCGCCCGCTCGCTATCGCCAACACCTTTTGTCGTCGGGTCAACGGCAATACCTAAAATCACCAGCAGCGCGAACACCGCGTCCACTACCGCCAGCACCTTCCCGACCAGCGTCGAAAAATCCAGCGTATAGCCGAACACGCTTGCGATCGCCTGCACTACCAATGCCAGCGCCGGAATCAAATGCATCCAAAACTGCTTATTCTTGATTCGTACAATCCAGTTAATCTTCATAGAATCGCCTTCCATTTTGATTTTTTAACAGAGATCAGATTTCCGGTCCTCCGTAGACCAGCAGATAATCGCCTTCTATATCAGTTTCCCTCAGCAACAGTGCCTTCATGGTGTTTGCTGTACTTCGGATTTGATTCACCTTGCTGACACCAGAAGCAGTAATCCCGTCCGCCAGTAAGCTTCCGCTGCTTCCGTTTAGATGCACTTCGCTGTTATCCAGCCAAACGTGTCTGCCTCGTCCCATATACATCCAGTCGTCTCCGCTGATCGGGATGACTGAACTGCCTCGATTGCCATTTACAGAATTAACCATATGCGATCAATCCTCCTCATGGCGTTGAAAGTGTCAGTTCCAGCACGTAGTCATCCGTATCCTCAATCTGGCTGGTCGACATATTCACCGGTGTCCGGGTGATTGCTTCCTGAATTGTTGACATGGCTGTGTTTACATTGTTCTGCTCTTCGCTAAGCACCTGTGCAATGGTCTTGGGATTTGTCAGTTTATTGAGAACAATGTTACTGGAATCAATCACCACATCGCCGGTCATGCCATTTACAGAGTGAACAGCTTCAATCGCCTCGGCCAGCGTCTGTACCTGACCGATCAGTTCCGCCATCCGTTGTGTTGTAATCTGGTTATTCTGATCCAGTTTATTTCCCAATGCTTGACCGGTTTCATCCAACATTACCGGTTTGATAATTTGTGACAAGTTCTTTCACCTGCCCTTCAATCATTTTCAACGTAATAGATAATATCGAGCGTGTGAATTGCTTCGAGCACGCTTGGAATCGCGTTTGTCAACGCGGTAACTGTCTCATTGATGATCTGTGTTTTTTGATCTATCTTTGGACCAAGAGCCTGCCCGGTTTCATCCAGGATGACTGGTTTTGTAATATCCGGCATAGGATTCACCTGCCTTTACGTTTATCCAATATAGGTATAACCTTCGTCTGGCACGTCAAGTCTCTGGTTTGTATAAGCATCCATTAATTGCTGTTGTGCTCGTGTAGGTGGCGCCCAGCCGAAGACCGCGCAGAGTTTTCCATCTACAACAGTCAGGCCGAGATCGTTGATCAGCCCAGCAACCTCAGAAATATAATCGCCGCCCCATTTAAGCGCATTAACAATGGACTGTCGGGTGTCCCTGCCATAATCCGCATTCAGAATATCCTGCATTGTATTGACAAACTCTCCAGGAATATCCTGATATACGTGAACAGTGTCTTTTGTCGTATAGCAAAGCATGCCGTTCTCAACGCATAAACCCAGACTATTGATGAACTGCCCGATATCAATCGCGTTATCGACAGCCCAGGTCAATGCGGTAACAATCGCTTGGCGGACCGATTCTCCGCCGACACCGGTTAATATTGTTTCAAGCGCACTTGTCACATTGGCCGGAACATTAGCCGGAAAATTCGGAACCGCCATACCGATCTCCCCTTTTTAATTGTTATAAATTACACAAAGCTTTCCGTTCTCAACGCACAGTCCGATTTCGTTGGACCACACACCCATAATTTTTGTCATTTCGGTAATGTACTGAATAGCATCATGAATCGGGATACGGCTGTCACGACCGTATACAGACTGATCGGTTCCGTCTATACAATCTTTCCGATAAGCGCTTCTCGCTCTTGGAATTTCCAGCATCAACCATCCCTCCTCATAAATCTTTTCCATTTTGATTGGAACAAAAGAAGAGAGGCTTGTTTCTTCCTCTCTCTATAATAGGCCTTGTTTGGATTGCGAATCACATATTACTGAGGATCTTCATCTGGATCGATACCTCTGGCTACAGGGACCCCCAAATCTTTTATCCATGTCAGCATACTTTCATATGTCGTTTTTTGCCATTCCTGGCTTGTTTTCCATACTTTTTCAATAAATGCGCCATCCGTTTGGGATTTGCCTCCACCACTGTTACGACCGTTCACAGAAACACTCTCCCTGTATTTTACATTTGTTGAAATATCGGGTATACCTATTTTATAAGAAGTATTTTCCGGTTTCAAAAGATCATATTGTACAGAAAGACAAGTCAACGTTTTTGTCGTCTTATTCTTTCCATCGTCAATAAACTCAACAGTAATCTGATCTCCGCATTGTAATTTATCCACTTCGTATCCAAGAAGATGCAGATCGACGGCTTTGATTGTAAAAGACAAAACACCGTCATAATAATTTCGTCTGATCCATTCTTTGGCGTATCGTTTTAATTGTTCCGGATCTTTTACATCGCTGAAATTAACCGTACGATATATCACGCCATATTTTTCAATGGCCCGTGCATATTCTTCCTTACTGTGATATTCGCGATTCAATTGTTCATCTGTGTAATCATTCAGTATTGAGGGAACCGTAATTGTCTTCGTTGAAATATCTGGCATTACTAATCCCTCCTTATGTACTTGCTTCAAATGCTGCCGTAACCGTTACGTTCTTAGCAGGCATCACAAATGAACCATTGGAAACGGTAACCTGTGCAGAACTATACCCGACCAATCTATATCCGGGATTTGGTGTCGCCTTCAAATAAACCCGGGTACCAACAGCAATCTGAGGCCCCTCCGTTGCGGATACGGTGCCATTCTGCCCTGACGAAATAGACAACAAATAGCAGTCCGGATCCAGTCCACCACTTTGTCCCTTCTTGAAACTGGCTGAGATAATGACATCTGCTGTTCCCATTTCAAAAGAAGTATTCGGAGAAGCAGCATTGACAAGTGTGACTTCGCCTGCAAGAACAGTCCATGTATTAAACGCATACCCGTCCTTTGGCGAAGCGGTGATTGTTATTATCGCTCCCTTTGCCGCGACGTTCGTTGAACTTTTGACAAAGCCATAAGTCTCAAAACCTTCACCTTCAGAAATCAATGTAATCGTATACCGATTACCATTTCCGCCGCCGCTGGCACCTTCTCCTCCGGTTCCGTCAATTGATTTTCCATCTTTGCCCAACGGAATCACATGCGTGAAAATATTGTCAACTTCAACGGTATCTGACAGATCCACAACGTTCGAACTCACCGACAGCACCTGATCAGATACTTCCGTATTGAAATACATCTTCAGCCAGTCTAGATAAAGTTTTTCGTCAGTGCTATTATAGCGAACTCTCATATATCCGCCATAATCTCGAAGCGTTTCCTCCAGACAGTCCTTGACTTTCTTGAAGTCTGTAAATGCTCCGAATTTCTGGGTATCGTCCGTGATCTTCTGAATGTCATCAATTCCTGCTGAATAGAACCCGGGTACTTCTCCCAGATAAATCTTCTTCTCCGGTGCATCGGTCATGCATTCATTGTGCGCGTCGATCAGCTTCTGTAGATACTCATGCAACGTGATCGTAAACCCGTTCTTCTCTCCCTGGAATACGGAGTCCATAAAGAACGTGAAAGCGCCTTCGCAGTGAATCGTCCGGCTGCGGAACATATCCCGGTCAATCGTCAGCACTCGTCCATAGAAAATAGTGTCGCCATCGTATTCGACCCGGACCAGTGTCCGCATGTGCCGCCAGATGTTATACCAAATGTTCTTTGGATCCAGGCTGAACTCAAAGCTTCCGGCATTGCCCATTTCGTTATTGACCGTAGCCGTCAAGAACGGACGAATATTTCCATTTTGATTGGGAATGCTGAAGAGCAGCGTTTCCGTTTCCCCGTCTGACCAATCACTGTCAGGAATCGGATTGAACTTTTTCACATATACCGAGATCATAGGTGTCCTCCCCAGAAAACCAGATCTACCAGCGCATTTCCGGCATTAACCACGATTGTATTGGTCGGGCTCGTGACCGGATCGAATGTTCCGCTGCGAACCGTATGCGCATCTTTGCTCGCCCGGCTTAGCGTGATTGTCTGATCATTCAGTCGAACACTGGCGGATGCCGGAAAGCTCGATTCTTCGTCGATAAAGGCATCCATCATAAAACCGTTTGTATAGCCAGGAATGTGAAGTGTCTCTCCGCCGGCGGCATTCAGCTTCATCAGGAACTGATACGGATGAATGTCCTCAAACAGGAACCGGTCATAATAATGATCCAGACTGTTCCGAGGCAGAAGGAATTTGAATGGATCCAGTTCGTAGTCAATAGTTACCGTGGACCAGTTCGTCTGCCCGTCAGAGTTCCATCCGTTTACCCGGAATCGCCCTGTATAAAAATATTCCGGTTCATCGTACAGGACCATATAAAGCCGTCTTCCGTGAAGAAAATTACAGATCTGTCCATATGTTTCCGCCCAGAAATGATATCCGTTGGCGGCATAGAATTCCAGTGAACCGGTTCTGTTTTTATAGACCGGATATCCGGTCAGATATTCGCTTAAGTCAAGTTTGCCATGGCAGCCGGGGAGGTCTACGTAATTGGTGTAGACCTCCGGCGGCGCAATTTCGGGTCGGGAGGAAGGAATCAGGTGCCAGTCTTGCCAGGTATTGATGCCTCTGACCAGGCCCTGTCGTGTATGATCGCCGTAAGGACTGATTATACTGCCGCCCGAACCTTCAGTCAGCTCTTCAATATCACCGAAGTAGACTGAATGCTCCATGATTTCCATCTTAGCTGTTCTCCCTTCCCGCATAGAATCCCAGTCGGCCAAGTCTTGAGTCGACGTTTCCGATAATTCCTCCGACCAGCGCTCCGCTGTCGAGTACGACCTGGAGTCCGCCAAACTGTCCAAACCCATTCTGGATCTGGGTGCCCAATGATGACAGATCTCCGCGAAGACTGCTCAGAAGTCCTGAGTAATCAATGGCTGTCGGCGTTTCCCGATTGAATTCCGGATTGGCCGTCTGCGCGTTGTTGTTGAGCCCGCTGGTATCAAAACTGAATATACCACCTTCACCGATACCGAATAGATTCAATAGTTTTGCGGCCTGTTCCACATTGCTCATGTCCACCACCGGAGTAATCTTCGGTGTAATGTCCATGTCCTTCAGGGAAAGGCCTGTTATCAGATTCAGGGCCGATGAAATAATAGCCGTTGGATCGAAATTTAACATGGCACCAAAGATATCATTCGACACACCTTCTGCTGCTTTGACAGGCTGGTCACTCGTTTTCTCAAGACCTTGCGCAAGGCCTTCGTTGACGAAACTGCCAAAGCTTTCGAACAACTTCGAAGGCGAATGCATCATCCAGGAAACCTGGAAAGATCCACTGATTGCACCAGCCAACTGCCGTGCCGCCAGGATCGCCGCTCCAGAACCAATACCGGCTGCCAGACCAAGATCCAGATTGCGGCCGGCTTCTGCACCAATGGAGAAGAAATTGTTCTCACCGGTGAAGTTTGCAGTAATGCCCTGGAGGAAGGAGTTGATGAAAGTTGGAATATCTTCCGGAACGGCATAATCACTCATCAATCCGCCGACGCCTTTCATTAATTCGGCAATGGCAGTAATTGCAGCAGACAGCACCTGGATTCGATTTAGATCAATATCTGTGGCAATACCATCGTTCAATTCTGTGATAAATGTTGAAAGATTAATTCCAAGGTCTGGCAATTTCTCACCGAGTATACGAATACTATTACCATCACCAATATACTGCAAATCTGGAATGGCTTTTGCAATGCCGCCAATGATGCTTGTGCAAAGATCAGCAATCTGAGATATCCTTGTAAATTTAGCTTCGTCCGTTCCAATCAATCTGTCGATATCGGAAACGTTACGAATAAATGATTTGAGATTAATTCCGAGCTTCTGGATACCGTTACCCACATTGACCAGTCGATCGTTGTTAAGCCCGCTTTCACCACTACTGCCAAATTCTTTAAGCATGCCGAACAGTTTGTTGATGTTATTCAGTTTCTGTGAATCAAGATCACCGACACCATTTGTCAGCATGTTCATCGCGCTTGTCATATATCCCATGGCGGTTACAAAGGAATCACCGCTTCCTGGAATCATGACCGTCGTAATGGAATTCCAGAGATTCTGCAAAAATAAGCCGAACTCATCGGAATCAACAAGCTCCGCAAGCTCGGTCATCTTTTTCTTTGCTGTTTCAATATCGTCAAAGCTGCTCAGTCCGGTAACCAACTGGTGGATCGCCGCACCAAGATGATAGAAAGTTTCCATAACACGATTTGCATATTCTGTCTGGAATTCAACAAAACTTACAGCGCCGTCGGTATCTCCATAATATGCTTCGTTGCCTTTACCTTCGACCATATCTCTGAGTTTTCCAATCAGATCAACTGTTTTCTCCGTTGCATGAATCGCTGCGTCCAGTTGAGCATCCATACTTGCAAGTTCTTCAACAACGGGTACGATACTGGATACAGCATTATCAATTGCAATACCGGCATCTGTAAATAAAGTAGCTACAGAATCCCACAGATAATTCAGACCGCCACGCAAACCCTTACCGATGGCTTCGCCACCTACAGCAATGAGACCAAATTGGGTCATTTTTGTAAGAATGTTTCCAAGAAATCCTGTTGCAAGACTTTTTGAATCAGCAACCGCTCCGGCAGTTGCTTTAGCATCATTTCTCGATCCAAGCCAACCAAACAAACTGCCGAGAGTGTCAAAAATACTATTGGTAACTTTTAAGCTTGCAATGGATTTAATGACTTCCCCGATTCGTTCAATTAGTTTCACCAATGAATCGAGAGTGCTTAATGTTGTCTTTAATCTGCCGGTATCGGACTGTGCATCTGACTGACTGGATAAATAAGTTACCCAGCCCAATACGCCAACAATGCCCAAAACTGCGATTTTAATCGCTTCCCATTTAGCGGTCCCGCCGACGGCCTCAATTTCGTCTGTTACGGATAGCATGTCAGCTATCGAATGCATTACAAATGCTATACCGCCAATAATCAGAGCATACATTGCAAGGTCGTTCGAAGCAAATTGGCCAATACCGTCAATTAATGTGCCGAATGCTCCAAGAAAGCCAGTTGTTGCCTTTTCGACTTTTGATCCTGCTTTTTCATGTAAAATAGACGCATCAACATATTCTTCGTCCATGCTTTCAAGGAGTTTTAATTGCTCGGTGGCTTCTTTATAATTCTCGACAGCCTGCCGATATTCATCAGAATCTCTTGATACATGTTTGTAATATGCATCCTGTATCTTTTGAGGTGCGGCAGCAATTTCGGCTTTTAATTCATTGATTTTATCTTGACGTTTAACCAGGCCTTCCTGCTTTTCAATCGTTTCCTCTTCTTTATTCAAGGCTCGATTAATCTCAAAAAGCCCGGCTTCCATCCCTTCGAAAGTTTCGCCTTCCGCTCCGGCTCTTGGAATAAACAGATCCAGCAAGGACCAGCCATTATTTTGATTGATCGTCTGCTGAACCTCGTTCCCCAGTTCGCCAAAGTCGTTAATGATGTGCTTTGTCTCAGCAAGTGACTGCTTCGCGCCCTCGGTAACGACGTTTTTATTTCCGCCGCTGAAGAGACTGTTGATCAGCTTCGGGAGCTGAACCTTTACTTCTTCAATGCCCGCTTTAATGAACTTCGGAATTGTTGTTGTAATGAAGGTCTCAATCGTTTTACCGATACCATCAATTGCTTCACCAAGCGCTGTGTTTTCTTCTCCGTTCGACTTTCTGAGTGCCTTAGCCAGTGACTGGCCCAGCGTCTCATTCTTATCACGGTTATTGAAGAAATCCGTCACCCAGTCAAAACCCTTACCAACCCATTCGAATGCTTTATTGATACCCTCAAGAATCATTGGGCCGATGTCACTGAAAGCATCTCCGATTGCCTTGCCGATTTTACTGATATTACTCCAAATTGTTGATCCACCTGTGGCTTCGTCAATCGTCTTCCCGCTTTCATCCAACGCCTTCTTAAAGCCTCTTGGATCAACGATATTGTTATCGTCATCGAAGTATTCGCTGAATTCGGACATCGGCTTCCGCTTGACGAACTGCTTGGCAACCCAGTCTGTTGCTGTGCTGATCACATCCGGAATACTCCGAATGAATCTGGCAATACCCTCGCCGATATCCGTAACCTTCTGCTGGATCTGCTGATAGCTGTCGCTGCCTTTGAATTCGTCAAAAATGGCAACGGCCACATCCCACCATCCGGCGGCTTTCGTACTGACGAACCGCCAGCCTTCGCTCAGGAATCCTGGAATTGTCTCAGTCACCAGCGTGGCTATTTTTTTTCCGATATCTGCCAGCGCAACTACAAAGGGACTTGGCGCATCATTCCCTTCAATCTCTTTGGCTGCGTCTTCCGCCGTCTTGTCCAACAGGCCGTTCACAGCCGAAGTGGTTTCCTTGGCCGCAGCCTCTTCGTTCTTATCGGAGAACCATCCGGTCACATGATCCAGCAGACTGCTCAGCAGATCCATCTTGTTGGAAATGCCTTCCGCAATATACGTCGGAAGATTCATGAACAATCCGCCAATCGTATGGCCGATGCCCTGCAATGCCTGCTGGGCCGCGGTGACGATCGGTCTGTTCTCCTGTTCCCATGTTTCCTTGTACTGTTTTGCAACGGACGGCCCGGCGTGAACCATCAGATTATTGTAAAGGTTCTCGTCAAATGGCCGTTCACGATTATTGCCAAAGATCACATCCAGGATTCCGTTCCAGAGAGTCGAAATCTTCTCTGGAATCGTTTTGATCCAGATCTTGAGATCTTCGATCGTGTTATCCAGCCACAGAGAGAAGCCTTTCTTGACCCGTTCCTTGACTTGCGTTTCTTTTCCGTCCGGGTCCTTGACAGTCGTTGTGACTTCTTCCCCGAAAAAGAATTCAACCACCTTATTCCAAAGATCGGTAATCTTTCCGGGAACGGTTGGAATCCAGTTGCGGACGTTATTTACTGCATCTTCAAGCCATTTTGAAAAACCGGACTTAATTCGCTCTGTGACTTCTTTCTTATCCCCTGTATTCGGATCCTCAACCCTTTTTGTTACCTTCTGGCCAAACAAAAATTCATCGACTACATTCCAAAGTGCCTGCGCCTTTTGTGGAACGCTTTTCACCCAGTTGCTGATTGATTTTACTACACCGTCCAGCCACTTTGAGAATCCACTCTTAACACGGGTCGTGATACCGACCCACTGTTTACCATCGAACTTGGTTGCCTGAACTCTCTTGCCGAAGATGAACTCATCAATAACATTCCATATCTTCCGAACCTGCCGACCAAGCCCTTGCATGCCCTTCCAGATCTTATCCGGAAGCTCATTCAGCCAGGTCTTAATGCTCTGAATAAATTCGTTCGTCTCGAAAAAGTTCTTGATCCCCTCAAAGAATCCGCCATCCTGAACATCAGTCTTGTCGCCCAGGCCAAACAACTTCCGAAGATCATCAAACAGAAGCTTGAAGAAATCACCGATTGCAGCGATACTATTCTTGCAGTTCTCGCCGAATTTAGTGATGCTCATTCCCCATCGATCGATGATCTTTTCGCCGTCATATGCCTTCTGCGCGGATTCTCCGCCAAATAGCTCGATCACGAACCCGATCGCGTCCGCCAGCAGATCAACATTCATCACGAATGTCTGAATGGCGCTGTCCACAAATATGCTGCCGATTTTGCCCAGCAGCTCAATCACCGGTGCCAGGAAATCTGCGATCGGCTGAATTGTTGTCAGAAAGTTATCGATTGAATGCGTGATATCACTGAAAAAATCCTGATTACCGAATAGATTCTTAATCGGCTCCATCACGCTGTCAAAAGCCTTCTTGATCGACCCTGTGACTGTGCTGATGACATGCCCGACTTTCTGTAAAATACTCACAAATTCCGGTTTCAGGACATATACTTCTTTTCCCTCTTCTTCACTATATTCAAGAACAGCAAAGAAATCCCGTATCTTTTTCGTAGTATTGTACACAGTAGTGGACATATATCCCAGCGACTTACCGATCCGTTCTGCAAACGACAGATCTTTCTGTAGTACCTCATTCCATTCTTTGGGCAGCAGATTGCCAATACTCCTGTGAATGGCACCGATCATATCGTCAATAGTGTACAATGATTCCAGCAGTCTGTCCCGTCCTGTCTTGCCTTCGACAAACAGACCGCCTTCTCCGGTTTCATCCCAGGCAACACCCCAGGCAGTCAGCACAGCGTTTCTAAACTCACCGATACTGTAAATTACTTTTGCCAGATTGCTGTCAGTCAGCCAGGTGAAGAACTTCTTCGCTTCTTCCAACTTTCCGAATACAATCTCAAACGATGTTGCCCATCCGGTTGCAATCACATCCTTCAGGGTGCCCATTACGTCCGCAAAGCTTCTGGCTTCCTTCGCCGCCTGAAATGCTTTGGCCGCGAAACTCTTCAGATCTTCATCAGTCAGTTCTTCCAGATTGACGTTCAGATCCTCGAAATATGACAGAACCGCCGTTGCCCGCTCCCTCGCCTTCT